ATTATATAGTATGTGCTGACGTAGCTCGTGGTGATTCAACCGACTACTCTGCATTTCATATTATGGACGTTGAGAGTTTAGAGCAAGTAGCAGAATATAAAGGTAGATTATCTACTAGAGATTATGGTAATCTACTGGTAAATATTTCTATCGAATACAATAATGCCTTACTAGTTATAGAGAACAATAATATTGGTTGGGCTACGATACAGCAATGTATAGATAGAGAATATGAGAATCTATTTTATATGAGTAAAGATTTACAAGTGGTTGATGTACATAGACAAGTTAATAATAAAATTAACAGAGCAGAAAAACAATTAGTTCCTGGATTTACATTAACACAAAAAACAAGACCTTTAGTAGTTGCAAAACTAGAAGAGTTCTTTAGAGAAAAATTAGTAAAAGTGCGTTCAAATAGATTAATTGATGAGTTGTTTGTATTTATATATAATGGTAGTAGGGCAGAAGCTATGTCAGGATATAATGATGATTTAGTAATGTCTTACGCTATGGGATTATGGATACGTGAAACAGCTCTTAGATTAAGGTCAGAAGGTATAAATTTACAAAAGAAAGCAATTAATAGCATAACATCAAATCAAGGTGTATATACACCAAGTAACAACAAAAATGATTCTTGGACTATAGAAATAAATAAAAGACAAGAATCACTAGATTGGTTACTTTAATTAAAGAGGTAAAAAATGGCTGATACAAGCTTATTTAGTAGACTACAAAGATTATTTTCAACTAACGTTATTGTTAGAAACGTTGGTGGTAAGAAATTAAGAGTTAGTGATACTAGTCGTACACAATCAATTTCTAAAAATAATTTGATAGATAGATACCAAAAAATATTTACTGGTGCAGGACTAAGTGGATATTCAGACTCATTACTAACAAAGTCTATGAGACTCAATCTGTTCAAAGACTATGAGTCAATGGAATCAGATGCAATCATATCTTCGGCACTTGATATTTACGCTGACGAGTCAACAATGAAATCAGAGTATGGTGAAGTATTACAAATTAACACAGACAATGACCAAATAAAAGAGATATTACATAATCTATTTTATGATATTGTTAACATAGAATTTAATCTATGGCCTTGGATTCGTAATATGTGTAAGTATGGTGATTTCTTTTTAAAATTAGAAATTAATGAAAAGTATGGTATTACAAATGTAGTTCCACTTTCAGTTTATGATGTGTCTAGATTGGAAGGATTAGATCCTGAAAATCCAGAATACGTAAAATATTTAATTGAGGCTGCAACAAGTGAACATAGATTTAAAGCTCAAGATTCTAGTACGAAAGAAGAATTAGAAAACTACGAAGTGGCTCACTTCAGATTGTTATCAGACTCTAATTATCTTCCTTATGGTAAATCACAAATTGAAGGAGCTCGTAAGATATACAAGCAGTTAACTCTTATGGAAGATGCTATGTTGATTCATAGAATAATGAGAGCACCCGAAAAAAGAGTATTTAAGTTAGACATTGGAAACATTCCACCAGCTGAAGTCGATAATTACATGCAACAAGTGATAAGTAAGATGAAAAAAGCTCCAGTTGTAGATGAGACTACTGGTGATTATAATCTAAAGTATAATATGCAGAATATAACCGAAGATTTCTTTTTACCGGTACGCGGTGGTGATAGTGGAACAAGTATAGATTCTCTTCCAGGTTTAACTTATGAGGCTACAGAAGACATTGAGTATCTTAAAAATAAATTATTATCAGCATTAAGAATACCAAAAGCATTTCTTGGGTTTGATGAGCAGATTGGTTCTAAAGCCACATTAGCTGCAGAAGATGTTCGTTTTGCTAGAACAATTGAAAGAATACAAAGAATAACAATTTCTGAGTTAACAAAAATTGCTATTGTTCATTTATACTCTCAAGGATATGAAGACTCTGATTTGGTAAATTTTGAACTTGAATTAACAAATCCATCTACAATATACGAACAAGAAAAAATTGAGTTGTGGAATAATAAAACGTCACTTGCTGAGTCAATGATTCGTGATGGGATAGTATCTACAGAGTGGATTTACAAAAATATATTTAATTTTACAGATGATGAAATAAAAGAACAAGATGAACAGATAGCTTTTGATTACAAAACAAAATTCAGAAGAAATCAAATTGAACAAGAGGGTAATGATCCTGCTAAAAGTGGTGAATCACAAGGAACACCATCTGATTTAGCTATGGGTAGAACTGGTCATGAATTAGATGATGAGGGTGGTTCGGAAGAAGGTGGACAACCAGGTGCAGGACGACCAAAAGAATTAAATAAGTACGGTAAAGATAGTAGTGTCAGAGGAAGAGATCCGTTAGGAGCTCATGATAAGAAAAAAGGTGGAAGTGGTGCACCCAAATATGGCAAAGCATTAGCTCTATCACACTATGATTCTCTTAAAAAATCAATGAGTTTTGGTAAAAAAGACCAAGAATTAATAACAGAAGTATCTGAACTAGAAGAAGAGTATCAAAACGAGGTAACTTCTTTAACTAAGGACATTTCAAATGACTAATTATTATTTAACTTTATATTTATTTATGAGTAAATATACATACATATTGGAGTAATTTATAATGGCTCGAAAATTAAAACATTCGAAAATAAAGAATACAGGTATTCTTTTTGAATTATTAACAAGACAGATAACAGCTGATGTTTTAGCTGGAAAATCTACAAAATCAGTTTCTATTTTAAAAAAATACTTTAATGAGAATACTGAATTAGGAAAAGAGCTTGAACTTTATAAGTTACTTTCCGAAAAACATTATCAATCAGAGGTTAGGGCCAATGATTTATTAAATGTTGTCATAAAACAACGTCAAAAGTTAAGCAATTCAAATTTACGTAGAGAAAAATATAATTTAATTAAATCAATTAAAGAAAATTATAATGTAAATGATTTCTTTAATGGTCGTATTCCTAATTATAGAATACTTGCTTCTATTTTTAATATATTTCAATCTGAAACAACAGACGAAAATTTTAAAGCGGAACACATTGTTAATTCTAAATTTACTATATTAGAACATATCACAAGTAAAAAAGTAGATGGTAAAAAAATAAAAGAAAAAGTTTTAAGTGAATATGGTAAATCAGACAAAGATTTAAGATTACTTGCATATCAAATTCTTGTAGATAAGTTTAATAAAAAATATAAAACCTTAGACGAGTCACAGAAAAATTTATTAAAAAATTATATTAATAATGTAAGTAATACCAATTCATTACGTGAATATGTTGATACTGAAGTATCAAAAATAAAAAAAGAATTAAAAACTCATTTACCAAAAGTAAATGACAAGATTACAAACATCAAACTAACAGAATCAATTAATCAAATAGGTAATTTGACAAAAGGTAAAATAGTTGATGAGAAACAAGTTTTAACATTAATGAGATATTACGAACTTATTAAGGAGATTAAAAATGTCCACAAAACTTGAAACTCTTAGAAAATATATTAGGGAGTTAATTAAACAAGAGTTGGATGAAGCTTCTGTTACAGGTGCTATTGATGGTGGTGAAGGACCTCCAAAAACACCTTATGCATTTAGTGGTAATCGTAAGAAAGATAAAGATAAGAAAAAGAAGATTACACAAGCTGCTGGATACTCAAAGGTAAATGAAGGTAAATATCACGACTATAGAAACGATGAAACGATGACACCAAAACAAAAAATTGGTAAGTCAATGAGAGAGATTAGAGATAGTCTAAATGAATTAGATAAACTAGTAAAGATGAATGTTCGTCTTAAAAATGAATTGAATGTAGATTCAAGGTCATATTGGAAAAATACACATAAGGCGTTACAAAGAGTTAGTGAAAGGTTAGTAAAGTTAGCGAACAAGGTCGGACAACTACAGTAGGACTTGAAATGCCTTTTAAAGAGAACAAAAAATCCTATATGGATACTTTGTTCAGTATTTCTACATTGTTAAAAAGATGGCAAGTTGAAATACAGAATAAAGAAGTAGATAAAAATTATATGTTAAAAAGACTTGGACAATGGATAGAAATGTTAGAGAGTCTTAGAACTGAAATTATGATGGGAAGAGATAAATGAAAATATTAGAGTCTTACAATAGAATTGTAAAACAACTTATAGTTGAACAAGAAGTCGATGATGATAAGATTATCAAGTATAAAGATAAAGAAGGTGAATCTCAAGAGATGACAGCTGGTGCAGCTAAGAAACAACCCGATGACCACCCAGCGAAAGTTGCTTATAATAAAATGGCAGATGATGGTGGAGACGATAAAAAAGATTCTGGTGGTAAATTAAGTGGTAGTGATTTTGATAGAGATTCTGATGATAAAGAAGATGATGAAAATGAATTTTCTGGTCCTAATCCTGATGATGATGAAAATTTAGAAGACGCAGAAGAGACAGTCGCTTATTACGAAGATGAA